CTTCCGTCAAAAACTGTTCAAATGATGGTACAGCCATATCTGGCATGTGGTCACTATCACATTTCTTCATGACCTCATCAAGCTTCCTCTTTGTGATGCACTGTGCATACCCATGCTCCGCATGTCTGACTTTACCCATAAAAATACCATATAATATTGATTTCTTCTTACCAACAAGCACTGCAGAGCCACAATCTCCATACTCATTAACACCTGTGAACTGAACACCAGGTGCAGCATTGAATTGTGTTCGTGTAATGCGGTGGACGACATATGGTTTGATGTCAATACTGATAATGTCCTTGGCTTCATGTACTTGGACAACACCAGAACCACCTCTTGTCACCATTGAACCTAAATTGCTGTGAGGTGTCACAGTCAAAGGGAACCTGTCACTTATATCTGAAAATTGTATTCTCTCTCTTAACCAAAGTAACACAACTTCAGTGTCGCCTATTGGGTACTCGTTAACACTAGGCTCGTAGTGTATGCGTATGGTGGAGTTATGAACAAGACCACCTTCAAACGTGATGGGCGATCGCGTCAAATACATAGTTGTGGGTGTTGTCGGTAAGAAATGCTGACACACCAACAATCGTGATGTAGACACAGCAGTAGCACATGTACGAACCACGCGCGTTCCTTCAGTATACATCAAGTGTACAACATTGTTTTTGACAGTTCCAACCAATTCTTGTTCCGGTTGGTGCACAACAGGTGACATGTGTGCAGTGACCCACTTCTGATAATAGAAAGGATCACGTGTGATCGCAGATGCAGGCTCACACCGCACTACATTGGACCACCTTGACCAGACCGATGCAACACCAACACCCATTGCTGCAGCAGTTGAAAACACTGGTGCTGCCTCTCGATACGATCTATAAACCTGTCTCGCACCTCGAATTTGCAGCATTATCGTTTTCTTTGCATACTCATGTTCTGCAACTAGCTCACGGAAAAACATTGTCACAGCATATAACAACATTGCAGAACTTATGATGACCCCGCTTGGCGAACAACATGAAATTGTGGAGTGTAATACGGTGTTTGCTAAATGTAAAGATCCAGCAGACAACATATTGCCTGTCAACGCAATACCTGATACACCTACAAGCATCGCAAGCATCGTATGTATGTTATTATTTGGTCCAACACAATACCGTATATTAACGTTCTCCCGCAAATCCACGGGTTCACCAGTCTTACTAGTATCAATTACTGGGTGCATTGATTCTTCACATTCAACAATCTTTTTCCT